GCGCATCAGAGTCATCCACTCTGCAATGTCACCACCAGCAATGATCTTGGCATCGGATGAGCCAATGTAAGTTGCACGTTCTTTGAGTTGAGCTTCAGTTAGCATGATGATTACCCCTCTGCTTTAATACGCTTTAGCTTGAAACGGTAATGAATTACCTTCTTGCCGTACCAAATCCTTGTGTAGTAATGCCCTCTTGCAACTCCGTAGATAGAGAACCTTGCACGTCTTTTGTACCTCTTCCACTTCAGGATCTGAATGTTCAGAAAACTCCAGCGACCCTCTCCTAGCTCAATCCAAGGGCGAGGCCAATCTGTGGGAATGTCTAGCTTATCCTTTTTCATACCGGACACCTCGATTCCATCTCATCATGTTTGTTGTTGTAGCACTGACACTCGCCAGCCTTGACGGTTGAGTAGTCACAGTCAAAGCCGCAATCTGCTTCACCACAACCAATGCCAAGCTCCTCTTCTGTGAAGAAGAAAGGCCGGTAATCATCTGGGTTTGCACGGCTGTAGACATATAGCTCTGCCTTGGCGACGGGCTTGATGGATTCTTTCAGAACCTCAAGTGGTGTCTTGAAGTCTACAGTTTCTCCCATCTCGTCTGTGCCGCAGAAGAGAGCGTTGTTTGCAATAGGGGTGGGGTAGTTCTTATGAATCCAGAAGAAACGAGCCTGATACAGACCCTCGTCATCGATGTAAGCGCAGTCACCATTCTCATCGAGGCGAACAACATCGAACGTATGGCAACCAATGGCAGGAGAGATATCCTCCCATGTGTTGAACTTGAACTCATTGAATAGAAGATTGATGCTGTCTTCTGCAGCGGTCATTAGGAAGGCCTTCATCACGGTACTCCTTGTATGTCAATTCACATTACCATATAGTTGGCTTGTTTCCGAGGATTAATGTTATGTGTGAACAACAGTTTACCTCTGATTTAATCAAGCAATTTCAACGCCGTAGATATGATCTCGGTATAACTCAGGTCACTCTTGACTCAATGCTTGGTGTTTCTTCCGGTGTCGTAGCCAAATGGGAAATTGGCAACAGGAAGCCAACATTGTTCAATGCGTATTGTTGGGCTGAAGCCCTTGGTTGTGACATAAAGTTAGAGGTGCGAGATGAAGATCTGCGGGATTGACCCCGGACTTACCGGAGGCATTGCGTTTTACGACGGCAGTGTTGTGAATGCCTATCGTGTTCCAACGCTCAAGATAGCCAACAAGAAAATCCTGGACATGGAAGCTATATGCAAGCTCATGGTATTCCACGAGCCTGACATGGTTTGTATTGAGCAGCAGCAAGCTATGCCAAGACAAGGTGTGGCCAGCACATTCAAGACTGGGTTCAACTATGGCATTTACATTGGCATACTGCATGCCCTTGGCTACTCGTACTCAGTCGTTATTCCACGCAAATGGAAAGCAGACTTATTTGTTACAAGCGACAAGAACCAAGCTCGCATGAGAGCAACCGAGCTGATGCCTGATGGTCAGAGCAGCTGGTCACTCAAATGCGAAGATGGTGTAGCAGAGGCTGCGTTGATAGCCTACTGGGGCTTATACTGCGGCCAATCACCAAGCGGATCGAACACAGGATTGTCTGCCAAGAACTTTACCAAAGCATCAATCCGTGGCCTCTTGGGGCCAGATGACACCTTGCCGAAGCAATAGTCTTCAAGCATTTCGATCTGGTTGATCTTGTACTTGTTCAGCCATTTGGCATCTGGCTTGAACCATCCTTTGCTTCTAGCAGCATAGTCTGGCAAGACTTCTTTGAGCGTGTCTGAGTAGAAGTCATACTTGCCCAAGCCTGTGAGGCAACACGCCACAAATAACTCATCAAGCTCCGTATCTGGGAGGCTAATGCAGTACATGAGTGGTGTAGTGCCGTCAGTATCGAAAGCATTTCGAGCAGCATCAATGTGGCGTTGTATACAGCCCTCATGACGCGGATGTACATAATCATCTGGATACTCCTCCGAGGGGAAAATTGTCTGGTGGTCTGCATAGATATGACCGACTCGATTGGTGTTGCTGTAAGTATATCCAAGGGAACGATGACACAGCATAGCTTTCATGAAGTTGACATACGTCAGTTCCTCGCTGAACATGCTGTCCTTCATGAAGTGTGCAAAGTAACCAGCAAGCAACGCTTCCTGAGGCTTTGACATGGTAAGAGGTGTTACTTCTTTCTCTTCCTCTTCCTCCATCTCTTGTGCTTCCTGCTGCTCTTTGGTTTCACGCAACACAAGCTCTGTTGTCTGAACATCGAAGCGGGAGCTGTTGTAGGCAATGCAGAGTATCTTGTCTGCAATGCTGTATGTCTCGTGTTTCTCGTCATAAACCGCTGTGAAGCCACGGCATGCTGGGTCATCCCAATGGAATGAGTCACGAAGCAAGATGACATCTGAGTATCCTGCGTCACGATAAGCATCTACAAGATCTAGCAGCGCTTTGTCCTGTAAGCGATTGAACTCTTCTACGTTGGTGATCCACTCCTGATCTCCAAACAGATCTTGTTCGATTGCAAGATCGGCTCGATTTGAGTCATTGATCTTGAACAGAGCATGCTCGGTTTCAATCTTCTTGGCTGTCATGAAATGTTTGACAGAGGCAAGGTGGAAGTGTGTGTTCTCTTCCAGATACTTGTCCTGACGTTCATGATTGCCAAGCGTCAGAGCTTCTGCCACGCCGATGTTGAACTCTCCATTACGGAACATCTGCTTGGCTTTATCAGACAGCTCAGCAAGGCCCACACGCTGTTTAACCCACCTGTCAGTCTGACCAAAGCGCTTACCTACTGAGTCGTAGGTTTCGCTGCCATCTGACACGAGGGCCATGATGACATCGCATTCATCAAGAGGGTGCATATCCTCACGCATCATGTTTGCATGAAGACCAACCTCCGAGTCGTCTGACTCAAGCACCACACAATTAACAGGTGTGGCCTTGTCTTTGTAGATTTGGTTAAGAGCATCAAGACGACGGTTGCCGTCTATCACGTTGAATCCATTGCCATTTTTGACAACGACTAGATTGTGAAGCAGCCCCTTGGACTTGATTGAGGCAACAAGCTGCCAGTGGCTATCCTTGCTTGCCTTAACTTGCCTGACATTGTTCGGGCTGTGCTTCAGTTCCTTCAGTCGAATCTGTTGTTGCATCTCTTCTTTCCTCCGTTTGCATGACTACAAAATAATCTTTCCACTCCCCCGACTTTGGCTTGAAGCGGCACATTGGGAATGAAAAGGATGTATCATCTGGTTTGAAAAGCATCACTTGGTGCTGGATTGTTTCCATCCCAAACTTGGGATCAACCGTCCAGAACTGCATCGATACCATATCTCCTTCAACTTTCCATGTGACTCTGTGGCAGTCGAGTGTCTGTGTTGATTGCAATTTAGTTGTCCTCCATGATTTTGTCTGTGAGATATTTCGAGGCGAAGGCGACACCAATCCATAACGGTGCGCCCAGTACGCTCACCAGAAGCGTCGGATTGATCCCCATACCGATGAGTAAGGTAAGGATCAGAAACGATAAGGTCAGGTGAACAGTGACAAACCAGCCAATCCAGCGGGTCTTGTCGTTTATGAATGTGAGTCGTCGTATTCGATTGAGCATCCAAGTCTCCCTTTTTGTATGGCCCAGTCATCTTCATCTACCTCCGTTTCACCCATGCAGTTAGAGCTGTCACAGTTGGTACAGAAGCCGCCATTGTGTTCGTCATAGTGCTTGAGGTGTGCATATGATTGATGCCATTGACCGCAGTCGAGGCATACATAACATTCTTGGCTCATGGCTCCAGTATCCCTTCTCTAATCATGTCTGATATTCTGTCTACTATCCACGTCTCTTTGAGGTTTTTAGACAGTCCGGTGTCATGGAGGTACTGCCAAGCCTGAATAAACTCTTGGTCAGAACGAGGCGTTTCCACCCCTCTGGCAATTATAACTGCCACAAAAGGTGTCATATCAGTTGTAAATGGTTTCATTAGCTTCTCCTCTGAGGCGTGGGGCCAGAAGTTTAGCCGCTGACGCAGTACATTCCTGGCCCCACTATTCTGACGCTTTCGCCACTTCCCAGCGGTGATACTCACGTCAGGATCTAGTGAGAGAGGCGGGGAGGAAATCCACCTCTCTCTTGTTCTAGGTTAGAACGGTATGTCGGTATCGTCTACCTTGCCATCAGCTGGGGCGTTGCCACCATCTGACTGACCTTTGGAGCCGAGACGGAAGGTTGAACCGGCACCAGCCAGCTTGACCTTGAATGAGCGCTGCTTCTGCCCATCCTTCTCATACTCCTCAATGACAGGCTGACCTTGAACGAACACGGTGCTGCCCTTCTTGAGGTACGGCTCGATGACGTTGGTGACGAGGCCTTTGCCATTGCCACCGTCCCAAGCCTCACAACGATACCAGTGTGTCTTCTCCACTTTCTCACCGGACTTGTTGTTGTAGGACTCATTGACGGCGACTGAGAAGTTGGCAACCTTTGTGCCATTCACATCGCGAATCTCTGGGTCTGCACCAATGTTACCGGATACTGTGATCTGAGCGAAATTCATGTCGATTCTCCTTGCGTTAGACATGATTGAAATGAGGCAGTTTACACGAGTCATACCAAGGACTCCCAGCAGGCGAGGGACTGCTGACTCCCATACAAAACCTATCTTGGCTTAACTTCTTGCCACCGGAACCTGTATGTGTCCCAGACGAGTCTTTTGTAGCCCTTGACCTTCTTTGAGGCCCACAAGAAGCATGAGATGATGCAACCTCCTATCACTGCCGCCATCATGCCAGCAAAGGTGCCAGCAAACATAGCGACAAGCAGTGCAGTAGAGGCGATGTCGATTGGAATGTCCAGCCAGAGAACTTTACGAAAGTCAAACTTGGCTAGGAGGAAGATGATTGCGAACGCCGAGAATACTCCTGCAATGACGTAGAACACCATTTGATTGACCTCCATACTGTTATTGACATCTTCTTCAAATCAAAAAGCCAAATGTGGCTTAACCCGAACAAGACAAGCGCAAGTGTTTTGAGGAAGAATGCAAGTGCAGCAGCCACACCTGACTGCATAACAACAAAGCCATAGAAACAAATGACAATGAAAACAGATACATACTTGATAGCTTTGAGGATATTTGTATTTTTCATAACTGACTCCACTTGAGGCGTAAGCCCAACCCGCTGGGGGTTGAAAGATGTGTGTGATTAGCTCCGGTTGGCTAGGGTTGTTAGGGAGCGCCTAGCGTCCCTGACGGGAGAGAGCGCGAGAGAGGGAACGTCTCTCGCCCTGCCCGGTCACACAAAAAAAGATGGGAGGAAGGGACAAGCCCCTCCTCCGCTCCCGATGCTACTCCAAGTGCATCTGCTCTGCACCATGATCCTGATCGTTTGGCTTCTCCACCAACCCAGTCTCCCTGGCAAACTCCCAGAAGTTGTCTTTGTTGGCTTGGTAGGTCTCCATGGTGAGCTTGGCCTTGCGGGCCTGCATGCGCTTGACCTTGGGCAGATCCTTGATCCGAGTGTAAGCGCCGAAGCTGATGCCGCTGACGTCAATGGCATGCTGCCTGACAGGTCCACGGGCAACCTTGAACGCCTCGTTCAATGTCCACCACTGGACACGAAGCCGCTCCAGCTGCTCGTCTGATTGATCGATGGTATTCTGTGTGATCTCGATGCCGATGTCGTTGCGGATGTGTCTGGCACGCTCACGCTTGACCTGCGTTGCACGGTCAGCCACGTTGTCCAGCATCTTCTCGAACATACGGGGCAGCTGATCGCCCAGCTTGGCCTGTATGATGACGTCGTTGCCGTCGTCGAACATGTCGATGACAGCCTTCAGACGGTTGGCAAGCTCACGCTTCCACTGTGCGTGATAGTCATCGTTAGGCAACAGATCCTTCTGTAGTGCCTTGGCGATACGGTCGAGATTCTCAGTTGTGAGATCTTCCATTGTCATGTCAGTCATGTGATTCTCCTCTCAGTCAAGTGCGATGTGTCTGTTGCTACGAACCCAAGTAAGGCTAGCATTGGCTTCTACTAGGTGCTCCACGTCCTGTGCGGTGAGTAGCTCATTCTGCAAACGCTGCTGCATCCACAATTTCTCCGAGTCCATGGGACAGCCAAGACGGTGGATGACCATGATTGCAGTTGAGATGTTGGAAATATGATCTCTCATCTCGTCACGATTAGGATCTCCGTATGGGATATCAGCCAGCTTGTAGAGAAGCGCGTTGCTGAGATCGCATAGTGCTTTGGGAGTCGCCTTGTACAGGCTAGGGATCGGATCTTTGAACAGTACTTCTTTCATGTGATTCTCCTTGACGTAACGGGGTGAGTATCTCTACCCACCCCATGGTTGGCTTTGTATCAATCAAAGATACAGTAGTCGGTGTCGCTCATCTGCTCTGCTAGATCAGCGGCACGTTGTAGATCGCCTGACTCAAGCGCCATGCGTATCTCATCTG